AGAACGTTGATATTCATCAATGCGGTCAAAACTGCCGAAGAAATCAGAAAAGACATTCGCCGCATGAAGTGCGTCTTGCTTAGATAAAATCACGTATTACTCCCATTACGAAAGACATTATACCAAATAAAGTGTCAGTTGTCAAGACACAAAAAAGGGGACTTGCGTCCCCTGTCGATTTTTACTCTGTAATAGGAGAATCTTTCAACTTTCGATTCTGCGATTTTTTCTGTAACACGAGATCTGTATTAGACCCACCTAAACTCTGAGGAATAATGTGTCCACGGTCAAAAGTTTTTGTGTCATCATAATCTACAACCGAAATTTCTTCTCCATCAGCTGAAAATGGTGAAGAGGTCCATATTGACGCTGTAGAACTCATTGGATTACTATCTTTCACAGAAATAATATTCTCATCAGAAAGATGTTCGAAGACCTTCTTCGTTCCAGAATGGCCATTGTCACCAGTCAAGATAGAAAAGAACATTGTAGCGCGAGCAACAAGGGAATCATCACTGTTCTTACCATTTAGATCTTGATAACCGCCAGGATTTTTACTACTAACTGTTTTGCCGCCAGCTGTAGTCTGGATTCTGTTAGGGGGTTGACCATACTTCTCAGGTTCACCAGATAATACTTCAAACATAATTTTACACTGTTTTGAAAAACTTATATTGTCATTGAGATTCCAAGAAGGAATATTGACATTACTATAGAGACTTGAAGAGTTTGGACGATCCAGAAGATTACGTATCAGAACATAATTCTTAATTTCTGTATTGGTAATCTTTGATTTATTTTTCCAAGCCTTAGAAAAATCATTAAGATAAGAATTTAACTTTCTAACCAAACTCTTGGGAACTACTTGTCTCCCAGTAAAAAATTGATCAAAATCTTTTTCAGATTGTATAAGTCGGCCAGTTGCCATAAGATACAACAGTTCAGCTACGAGAAAGTCCCATCCATTCACTTCATATCCATACTTAGCTGTGCCCAACTTTCTGAAACAGTTTAGAATATTTGGATGCATCGTATCTTTATCAGAAATTTCTCGTATTTGTTTGAGGAAAGGTGAAAACCATTGTTTAGTGATAGTTTTCTGCCATTCGTCCCAAGCAATGCTCTCATTTTTCCAAATCAAAGTTGAACAGAAAGATTCCAAAGTGCCTGAATCAGCGATATTTACAGGAACTCTTATGTGATCATAGAAATAATTTTGAATCTCAATGGGAAATTCTTTAAATAGTTTTCCCTTAGCATTAAATTCATAGAATGTACCGTCTTCATTCAGAACATCCAAAATTAAATTATGTTCATGTGAGATTGGAAATTTGTTAGAAATAAAACGATTGATAGCCAAAAACAGTCGATTCTGACCATCGATGATGAAGAATTCAGTTCCTCTCTCCATCATATCAGATATTGTCTTTTTTGCTTGTTCCCAATTTTGTTTTTCTTGGTCAGAAGTCATTTCAATATTTTTATTGATACTATCGAGTATCAACTGGCCAGGAACCAGAACAAAGGTTTCTAAGAGGTTACTACCACTAAACAAAGAAACAATATATTCAGATGCTTTGATGGAATCATTGGCTTCCCACGCTTGCCACTGAGCGAGACGTTGAAGGAGACCAGCAGCTGTACCAATGGTAGAGTTTTCTGTGTTCTTACCCTTCTTACTTGCATCATAAAGTTTTCGAATAGAAAATTTCTGTAAGTTGAAAGAAGAGCTAGGTGTGCGAGGTTTAACTATAGGAGTCATAATATATCCTTAAATTGTATTAACTAGAGACAAAAATATGTCGACTTAGTGAGAGGTAATATTTTGAATCCCAGGCTCTCGGGGATTAAGTTTATATATTATCACACTTCAAGTGTGATTGGCAAGGGTTTTCTGATAGAAATTACATTACCATCCGGATCAACACATTCAAGTTTACCGCCCTGAACATCCTGAACTAAACCCATTGACCTTTTATGAAGTCGGTTTCTCCAACCATACCACTTTGTTGGTTTACCTACATCATAAGGCGGATCACATTCCATAAGGTCGTATTGACCCGCCGTAACATCTATGATCGTACCATTGTGATTCAACCACCAATGTATGTTTTCCAGTGCATCCGTACCACTGTATGGAACGAGATTTTCTTTCTCTTCACCTTCAAGCATGATATACATGGCCTGAGTTGAATGATAACAATGACCAAATAAAGGATTAGTCTTGTTACCTTCTTTATACTGAGGAGACAGCAAATTAGGTTTCAATATTTTGCGTATATCTTCCGAAACTTGATCTACTTCATCAAAGGAAATGGGAGTATAACACAAAGTCCAAGTCTTTGTCAAGACCCACTCACCATTTTCTTCTTTGTTGAAAGATTCTCTTTTTACTGTTTTCATAATCATATATTATACCGCAATAACTTATGCATGTCAACCGAAGAAGTCTTCAAGGGTCGCCTTCGGTTCTGCGGCCCACCCCACCGCGTCAAGAATCGGTTCTAACGGGTCAAGGAAGGTTTTGTCAAACATTGTGTCGTAATCAATGTGTCTGTGCAGCCCCAGTTCCTCCGGAAGATTGAGTGGAAACGAAACGACATTTTCTCCCAGTTTGTTTGGAACCTTCAGATAAACAAACTTAATCTTCTCACCCTGTTTGACCGACTCATACTTGATGGACAGTCCCTGTGACTGAATCGCATTATTAAAACACAACGCGCCGCGAACATGAATAGGTGTGCCTTTCTTATAAATGGTGTCGCGATCTGTCCACTTAATCAAGTCTGATACGCCTCGTGGAAAAGACACCTCTTCCGGCGGGAGAGACTTAAAATCGGATTTAAAGTTGCGGATAAACGATTGTGTGTCTACTTCGGTCCCTTCTATGATGACGCGAAAGATCTCCTTAAACTTGTCACGAACGACCTGTGGAGTGGACGATTTGATCGCCTCGATACCCATCATCTTGAGTTTAGGTTCTGCGAACTGCACACCCTCCGAATTGTGGACATTAAGGATATATCTCTTCTTGGCCATCCAGATACCACGATCCGCAATCACTTCTCGTTCCATAACCATCCGTTGATCGTACGCACCCGTCACATCAGCAAGTTGTTGATAGGCTTTATCAAGAACAGGTTCAAAGTGATCGTTGCAGATATTGTCTAAAAACTTTACAGGATTCTTGGGGTTAAACTTATCAACAAGTCCACCCATCCTAATATAAACAGAATCGGTGTCAATCGCCACAACATAATCTTCGTCGGTACCCAGTACCTTCTGCATCTCATCATTTACGGCCCGTTCCGCCCACTTAATCGCCAGTTGTCCAGCCGCAGTAATTGACTCTGCAACTCTCTGATCAAAGTAACGGAACCACTTGTTGCCCAACGCACCATAAAGAGAGTTCATTAGAATCTTGATGGCCATCTGTTGGTTGTTAAGAGAGGAAATTCGGTACTCTAGTTGTTTAGAAGGATTCTTCTGAAGTTCCTTCTCGGCGTCTAACATCTCGCGTTTTATCACTTTACGTTCAGCAGAGTATTGTTCAATAATTGTGGGGACAACACCTTTGCGATCATGGGAGAATCTGACCCCCGTAGGCGCAAGAGAGAACCCCTCACCGTCAACAACACAACTACCATCTAAGAAACTATCCACACTTGCCCGTACATCCAGACCGTCTATAACAGTCTCTGGCGACATGTTGTACTGTACAATGATGTTTGGATACAGAGAGTTCAAGTCAAAAGAAGTGACCCAGTCGTGTGATCCGACCTGCGGATCTTTGACATAACCGCCAGGATATGGCGTCTTAGGTTTCTCCGTCTTGGGCGGTACAACAATCTTTTGTTCTGTCAACATGCGATAGATAATGCAGTCCCAGATGTTGGTGGTCCCCAGAGTGTCGTTATAATTTACTCCCGCCTTGTAGGCCATCGTAAGGATCAACGAAATGAGGTCGAGTTTCTCATCAATCTTGTGCACCAACTCCACATCTTTAATGTTGTAGTCAATAAACTTTTGATAGTCCTCTTTGTACAGAGTGAAGAGGTTTCCGTGTTCCTCGTATGAGAGTTTGCGTTCTCCAAGAACAACATGTGCAATGTGGTCAAGGCGATACGATTCTTGTTGGCCTAAGGTGTTGTAAGTAAACTTCCGAAAGACCTCAAGGTAATCCAGTTGTTCAACGCCTTCAATGATGTATTCTTGATTCTCTTTGCCGTTAATCTTGGTTTTGCGTTCTCTTACTGCGCCCCAAGGAGAGAGTCGTTTTAGTAATGTGTCATCACCAAACAACCTAACACAACGGTTGATGATGTAAGGCACATCAAAGAATCGGGTGTTCCATCCAGTGATGACATCGGGAGAATACTGTTGGAAGTGATCTACGAACTTGCGGACAAGATCAATTTCATTGTCACACTTAATAAAGAGAACATCCTCACGCGTAGGGGTATAGTCGTTAAGACCCCAGACCCAGTAATTGCCGTCGTTCTTACGAATCGCGATTGAGATGATTGGGTGTGCAGCTTCAGCCGGTTCGGGGAACCCCTGATCGGACGCAACCTCAATATCAATATTTAAAACTCGGACCAAGTCGCGATCATACTTGATCTTATTAGGGAAATTCTCTGCGATAAATTGCGCAGTGTAGTTAGTGTTTCCATAAACTTTGAAGTTGGAGACATCGGAGTATTTTTTATTAAACTCCGTCGCCTCCGTCATAGACTCGAACTGCATCTCGACAACAGAAGTTCCCTCCAGAGTTTTCCACTCTGACGGGCTGTCGCCGGTCACATAAAGTTTAGGTTTAAACGGAATACGCAATTTGACTTGTTTGCCGTTGTCGTATCCACGATAAAGAATGTTGCTGCCCATACGCAGCACGGATGTATAAAATCTAGTCATGTCGGACATTATACAGAAAAGAATAGGTTCTGTCAATCAATAACATGAAAAAATTTATGTCTCGTCCAAGGCTCTTCAATGTGTTTGTCTTTATACCCATGATGGTCCTGTGTCACTGCAATCCGTTTTGAAATCACCTGAGTGGTCGGATTCGGGATGCCTGTTTTATGACGATCTCTTTGATTAAAGTAGATCCCAATATCACGACCAACACCTATTGTATCACATTCGTTCCACGGATGTAAAGAAGTATTTTTTATTCCGAAGTAATCAATCTCTGGTAGTTCTAGGTGGCTTGTGGTGAATGTTCTGAACAATCTCTGTAACACACAGTAAGGCCCACAGTTGATAGGAAATTGTTTCTTAGTCATCATATGATGCGCCCAGTGCGCAAATCTCTGGTCCATACAGTACATACCCATGAATAGACCTATGTTCGCGTAGAGGGTGTTTTCGGCGTACTCAGCGAGAAGTTTAAACGACTCGTATCGTTCTTCTATCAACCATGTGTCGTGTTCCATGATCCAGAACTTTTCTTGTGTCTCGCCCTGTTGTCGCATGAGTTCCCAGTGAGAACACATTCCAGCTTTCTCTGTAGGTGAGTGATCTTCTTTTTCTTTACCGGATATGAGGTCTAGTGTCATGAGACTTTTAGACCATGTGTACTTGTCTACATGTTCTTGAAACATATCTGATTGCGGAGTGATCGCATCGAAGGTCCCAATAGAATCAATGTATCCTTCGTCGATGGCGCGTTGAAAAGACTGACGGGAGAGTGCAGCGTACTCTTCAGACCGTTCGTCTCCTTTCATGACAATTTGTATTGCTTTCATATAACTCACAAAAAAGGGGGATGTGACTCCCCCTTATTTATTACAATAGTTGTTGGACACAGACGGCTATCACGAATACACTTGATAGTCCTGCGAACATCCAACCCATTTCCTCTAGTTTAGAGTTGGGACGGCTGCTCTTCTCCATTGTTGCTCTCCTCGTTTAAAAGTTGCGGTGTCGATTGGTAGGTGACACCTGAATTGATTGCTACTTTACGAGGCTTCTGACTTTCAGGGATTATTACCTCCAGTTGGATGGCAAGTAATCCGTTCCTGAAATCAGCTCCCATTACTTCAACATACTCCGACAGACGGAACTGGCGTTCAAATCTCTTCGTCGAAATGCCTTTGTGAATATACTCTCTAGTGTCGTTTACAGACCCTCGAATGCTAAGTGTACGGTTCTTTACTTCGATCTCGAGCTCGTCTTCAGTGAATCCTGCGACTGCTAACTCGATTAGGTATTGATCCTCTCCCGTCTTTAGAATATTATGCGGGGGGAACGTATCACCCGAGTGTCGTGCGACCCTGTCTAGTTCGTCGATCATAGTATCAAATCCGACGAATGCTGAACGTGGGAACAGTTGTTTTGCTGTTAATGTCATGTTGTGACTCCTTAAAATTAAGCAAGTTTAAAAGAGTACCCGAACCATTCGGCATACTCAGTACTATATATACGAGTTATGATACGAAAAGTAACATATAATTTGTGAATATGTTACTCAAAAGGATCATAGTCGTCATCATCTATCTCTATAATAGGGACAGAATCGTCAACCAACACAACCGTCTCATTTTCGATCATGTCGATGATTTCTTTTGTGACCTTGATGTCCATTTCTATGAACGCTTGTTTCTGCAAGCACATGTCCAAGTGTCTATAATAAAATTCTAACTCTTTCTCTTTTTCCTGTTTCTTTGTGGCTACTGCAGAAAATGAAACAACATTATTCTTCTTCTTCTCTGACATACATCGTCCTTAGTAGTACATTGACGGATCTGGATCTCCCTCCACACCAAACGAAAATGATACACGGGAAATCTTTGGAAATACTTGATGATGAGTCCCTCTGGGCAAATAGACATACATGCCCGGCTCAAAATCAAAGGGTTCGTTATTATTGATGCCTTCTACCTTGAGACCGACAGTACTAATAACCTGAACTAAAAACACATCCATAGAATCTTTGTGCCATGGATAAGAACCACTATCACGCCCAAATCCACTGAACGCAATGTTCGTGATCTTCTGGGCATGTAGCGTAAAGACATCCTGCATCTCTTCGTAGATCTTCTTCGCAAAGCCCGGTGCACTACCGCGACTGTGAAACGAATTTAATCCGATACGCATTTTGTCTGAGTTTCGATCGTAGAGATCATCCGGATGTGAGTCCATCATCTGCATGTACTCATTCCAATTGTAGGTCTCTTCCATGTTAAACGGCAAGTTTCCTACGAATGGTGTTTTGGTCCGAATGTTCTCATCACGATCGTCAAAAATACCATAATATTCTGACATTATCAGTTGTTTCCAATATTATACTTCGGTTGCAAGTTCCAGTTGGACTTGTCTTTGTATGAGATAATCTTAATCTGTCTCATTGGCGCACAGTCAAGTGCGACTTCTTTATTAACGATTGCAACGAGGCCCCAGTCTTGGAGAAGTGTTGCGATTGTGTTGCGACGTTCCATGTCTGAAACTTCTAGATTAGATTTCTTGCCGTCCAACAAGAACAACTCCTTAAAATGGACGATGAAATACCTACCCTGCTTGTGCAAGATATGGCATGATTGGAATAGAGTGTTGTCTCTACGAGAAGCTACACCTATACGCGTTAGTGTTTCTCTGACTTTTAAAAAGTCATCTGGTTCTGCCAACGTGATTTCTAACATCATGTCAGCGTTCCATTGAACTAGATTATTCTCTTCCACCTATGGACACCTTACTTTTAATTGTTGTTATTTGTGATTCTGACAAAAGACCTACCACCTGTTTTGCTTTAGTTTCACTGTAGCCAAAATAACGTTTCACACATTCTATGTCGTCTCGTTGTTCAGGTTTATCCCATTTAGAGAATCGTTTCTTCTTACGTACAATATTTATAAGAAAATCGTATTGCATCTTGTTATCTAGATGATGCAAACGGTTCATTTCATTAGACATAAGTACAGTGTCTGGAAAATATGACAATGACCTATTTGTAAGAAACGAGTTATATTTAGTCTCAACCTCTTCATCTTGATCCATGAGATTGACTTTAGTGTTATTAATACTGTTTATAAACTCAAACGGATTCATGCTTTGATCTCTACATTTGCCATCGTTTCAGTGAGACAAGCGACCAGATTCAATTCATGATCCGCAACGAAGGCATTCTTGTACTGATAGTCAGCAAGAATGAGGACAAGTTGCGGGATACTGTTTGGGTCAACATGATCATACATACGATCATAAATGCCACGGAAAATAGATGCGGGTTCAACATCAATATTGTTGACAACCCACGATCGCATCTTCTTAAAGTTTTTATCTCGTATAGCTGTAAACAACTGAGTGTAGGGATCTGAGACATCTTGCCCCATCATCGGTGCCACATTGAGTGATCCCGAAATAGACCCTTTCTGCAACTCGTTAAGAACTCGACGCCAGTCAGGCGCGTGTTTCATAATGACTTGCGCCAACATGTCCTTGTGAAACTCGACACCTTCAGTCTGAAGAATGTGCATCGCACGAGACATAAACTCCGCCGATAAGGACTGTAGACCTTTCTTGGTCGTGTTGAAAGCAATCTTAGTACAACGAGAATGCAGTGGTTCAATAATACGGTTCTCGAAGTTACAGGTCATAATAAACCGACAGTTATTCGAGAACTCTTCAATAAATCCACGCAGTGCTGGCTGTGTGGATTGTGGGTTGAGGTAATCTGCTTCGTCTAGAATAACTACTTTATAACCACCGGACAACGAAACAGAAGAGGCGAACTGCTTGATCTTTCCTCGTAGTGTATCAATGTTGCCTTCTTCTGATCCGTTGATTACGATGTAATCTAACTCCAGTTCCTCGCACATCGCACGAGCGACTGTAGTCTTACCAGTGCCAGCAGTACCGGAAAACATCATGTTGGGCAGTTCACCACCATCAACGATGTTTTGAAAAGTAGTCTTTAGTTCTTTTTCTAGGATCGTCTCGGAGACTTTGCGCGGACGATATTTTTCAACCCATAGAAACTCATTGCTCATTCGAACCTCATAATATAGTAGTAGTCAATCAGGATATTATACACCAATATCGCTAGTGTGTAAATAGTCCGTAATAATATTTATCAAATAAAAATCACAAATACCATCGTTAAAAACGATAAAGATAATTAATATTAACTATCGTCTGCATAGGCATGGTTTACCTTTGCGTGGTGCATCTCATCACGACGAACGCACACAATCATATCAGAGAGCATTGCACCCTCTTCTAAATCTATGTAATAATCTATGGCAATCTGTGGTGCGGGAACATCTTCAATCTCTCCCGACTCTATCAGATAC